TTGGTATTCCTTGGGCTGCACTTGGGTATCTGGTAGCTCTTCCTTCATAAGCTTAGAGAGAGCTATAAGTTTATGGATCTGATCAATATCAACGCCATCGATTTCCTTCAAGGCCTTAATCAGACTGAGTGTTGCTTGGTCATGATCCTTCTCCGCTGCTGCTCGACGCTCAATAGCTAACGCTTCATTTTCTTCAACACGCGATAAACGCTCAACACCAAGTCCTTGATCTGCTGTAGCTCGAGCATCAGAGAGCCTAATGCGCGATTGCTGTTCTTGCATAGCCAACTGAATCTGTTGTTGCTGCATCTGTTCTTGTGCTTGTTGAGCTTTCGCCACATTCTCCATAACCTTTTTCTTGCCTTGCATCGTGGTGACTTCCATGATGTCTTCATTACTAATAGGTATTCCCGCTTCACGAAGCTGTAAGCGCTGAGAAAGCTCAAGTTGTTTTTGTGTCGTCGTGTTAAGACCTTCTTCTACGGCTGCCCCATAAGTCCCGAAGGCCTGGGAATAAAAGAGCGGGGCAGGCCGTTCACCTTCAAGAATCTTCTGTACCTTGCCAGGGGTAAAGTTTTTCTGAATTAAGTCGATCATCCGCTTACCAAGAATCTTTTGGGCGTGATCTAATTGATCAAAAAGAATCTGAAGCGTCGTAAGGCCAGCACCCTGTCTTAGCATCGATAGTATGCCAGCCTTATCGTCTGTAGCGGAACCGAGAAGCTCCTCGTTAACACCGGAAATTTCTTGTACTTCTTGTGCGAGGATCTTTGAAAGCTCTATCATAGAAGGAGGAATTTGGGGGGCTTGGATTGGCTGAACATCAGTCATGTTCGCATCTCTCTTAATGGCTATTCCCTTTCCTTGACCTTGCTGCTGATAGAGGTCGAGTGGGTTTACCACTGAATCTTCTTTATAGATGAATCCAGAGTTCATTTGAGACTCGAGGATGTCTAATTCTATAATCTTGCGACGATTATAGAGATACTGGGCATCGCGCAACCCTCTCACTATTCCCTGTATTCGAGAATCCATATATGGCATTTGCGGATTATAATAAGCGAATACTGGCACAAAAGGATAATCATCAAGACCAGACGGCTGCGGTCCATCAAAGACAACCTTGCCTTGAACAACGATTGCCAAGCGAACAGTAGGAACCTCTTGCTCTATAAGGGTTACTTGTGGATATTCGGCAAGATATAGTTTGAGCTGTTCATCATCCTTGCCCATCCATTCTGTTGTTTCTCCAGTAATAGAATCAGCCAACATCTTCTGAGTTCGATAGTCGCGATAATAGTACTCATCATATGTCATAAGATTCTTTATGCCGTAGTTATACGACTCAGGCATAAATTGAAATTTGCCGTCACGACCAGAACCAGCATCATTATCAGGAATAGACGCTATCTCTTCTGCCTTATCGGGGAAAAGAGATATAATAGTCCTCTTTGGAAGGAATGACCTCTTCCAGATAGAATTACAATCCGACATATCCGCTTTGCGGAAGTATGGATCCACCAAAAAGCTGTTGTATGAACAGTTATCGACGCGTATATTCCCAGATACAGGGTCATTGCGATAATCCATCCATACATGCAGGAAGTTCATACCCGTAACAAGAGCCCCGTCGAACGACTCAGAGATTGTTTCAAGTACTCCTTCTTGATTATTTACCCACATGAGTATCTTTGTAAACTGGTCAGCAGTCTCAGCGTCACCATTTTCGACAGGTACGACTATAGTGGACTTTCGATTACGTCGCTGATGACCACCGACCATATTTTTAACACGCCGTATTCGATTAAAATTGAATTGACGACGGCGATTCGCAGGAAGATTCCCATAGACATCCGACCAGACAGTCTGATCACCAGACTCGAATCGAGTATCAGTATCAGCCTCGCCCCAGAAAGCTTGATTGATTGTGATCGCTTGAGCATAGAATGCTTCCATGCGAGACAGGATCTCTCGATTCGGCTCGTTATAATACTGGGGTCCAAGTTCGGGGAATATCATTCGAGTGAGTCCTTTGTGGCGGAATATGGCCTATCAAAGGAATGTTACCTCAAAACATGTTCGTTTTAAAGATATTCATCGTATTAATATTTTCTTTATTACTACACAATGATAGTAAGAATTATTAAAGAATCCTTTAATATACCCTGGTTTTACAGCAAATTGTCTATGTGTTAGAATGACACCAAAGAAAGGAAGTAGTATGTTTATTATAATAACGGCCTTCATTATTGGATTCTGTTGGTGTTGTTGTGCTGGGGCATTATTGACGCAGGTTTACTACGATCGATCATACCTACCAATGCTTATCGTATGCATTTTAAGTGGTTGTGTTACTGCCTATAAAACACAAGGCTGGTATAGACGAGCTATAGAGATATCGGTTCGTCAGAGACTAGAAGAGATAGTTAAAGAAGAAATGGAATTCATGACACCATTGCCATGCATAACTCAAGAAGATAATATCTAGAACTTTGGTAGATCATTCCTAAAAACAGATGGCAGTGAATTCTGTTGACCACCATATCGAGCTTCTTGATACGCCTTATCTAAATCCTGCGCAGATAAACTATCTCGAGTCTTTGGTAGCGATACACAGAGATATCTCATAGCATCAGCAGCATGCGAGAACTGATCATGGAGCGGTATAGCCTTATATATCTTCTTCTTCGCATCATACTCCTGTCTATAATTCTCGAGAGCCTTGATCAATTGAGCACAACGTTTTTCATCGATGAATACCTTGGGTAACGTAGACCTAACCGCTTCGATCCCATCAGCGATAGATAGGTCGGCTGAAAGCGTAAAACAAATACCCAGAGTGCGCGCCTTCTCAATTCTCGTCATACCCGACCCAAACTCCTGTACACCAATATCATGAGGAGCAATATGCTTACCGTAAGAATACGGCTTAGACTCAAGTAGCTTAATATAATGCTCAAGTCCTTCTTTGTTTTTTTCATAATAATCGATGACCCTCACAGATTGACCGATGCATTGAAAAAATATGATGCTCGTTGAGTCCCTTACCCCTATATCCCATGCAGTATGTACTTTGAATGCAGGCTCCCATACGACGACGCCGATTTGAGATTTAAGGCGAAGATTGTCGATATACTTGGCATAATAAGATCCCTCTACACCCATTTCAAAACTACAGAAATATTCTTGTTGGATAAGATCCTCGGACATTTCTCCCGATTTACGATCTTCTTCGATCGATGCCATGGATATATGACCAGTCTCTTCGACAGTCATCTTATAGACGAACCATGTCTCAGGATTGTGACGCCCAATGTTCCAGAGATCCCATAAATGGTTCTTGCCACGTGGTGTCGATATAAAGAGGGCCCAGCCGTCATTGGCAGCTAGGATAGGTCGAGAGTATTGGTAAGCGCGTGGATCAGCGAGGGCGAACTCTGAGAACACGATTCCGCCAGGGTTAGTTCCCACAAGTGAAGTATCATAAGAATCTGATCCTATTATCTGGAATACCGATCCGTTCTTCAGTCGAATACGCATCTGTTGTTCATTTCGAGACTCGATTAACTCCTCTGGGATGAAATCAAGTACGCGAGTACCATCGATGGTGATAGCGTCCCAGAGGATCTTGCGCCCCCCGGAGTACGTAGGGAAGACGTAAAATATTGTCTGTATCTTTCTAAGAAGCATTCGTATACAGATATTGAATGCGGTGATGTCTTTGCCAGCGCGACGAGGCAATATCGCCATCACTCGCTTATATCCCTTATTCAAAAGGGCATCCATCATGGGTATTTGATATGGTCGAGGCTTGAATTTATCGAGATTTACTACGATTGGCTGCAATATAATTCTCGTCTATATAATGATACAAGGAGGAAATCCGCTACAGATGAGTAGTATAGCAGAATGGGAATCATTACATAGACGAGAAGCCTTCCATTATAACTCTCGAGCAACTTCTATAGGAGCACCAGACGAAAGCGTTGGACCAAATGACCTGAAATGGGCAATCAAATTCCAGAGAATCATACATCTTTGATCGTAATAATCTGCCAAGGCATGATCGCCCGCAAGGAAAGCTTGTCTACTGCGATCGTGGAACGCCATAAACGATCTCTCTAAGCGATTAATCCTGGCAGCACGCTGAATGTGATGTGCTTGTTGAACAGCGGCCTCGCAGCCTTCTAAAATTAAGAACGAGAGATATAAAAGTGTAACCAATTTCATAAGAAATCTTCCCCCATTATATCGAACTTAGGTAAAGGCACATCATATAACTTAATATAAGAAGTGCCTTATACTTACACTCATTCTCTATCAGTGGATGCACAGTTTTATAAACCGAGAAGTGCATCAAACTTATAAATATGAATACAAATTCATTCACATCGACAACTTAAGGCAAGAACCAGCAAGCATAACCAGCGATTGCGGCAGCGGCAGCGGCACCCTCAGTCGTTGCAATATAGCCAGGAGTTGCACCAGCGGCTGCGGCTGCGCCAGCAGGCCCTGTAATCGCTATAGCACCAGTAGTAGCAACCGCGGCCGGAACATACATAGCCGCCCGTATACACCAGGCCGCTAGCATACCAGTCAATGGACCACCACCGAGGCCATTAACATGTGAACGAAGAGCAAATTCACCACTATTTAATTTAATAACTCTTATGAGAGTAGAAGCCAAAAAAGAATTAAGATTCTTCGAATCTATCTTCTTAAGATCGGCATCAAGAAGCATAGGATCCACATTATGAAACTTCTCGCCTTCACGCACTACAAATCCAGAATCACTATGATAAAGAGAAACCTTATCAGTATATGTAATATGCTTGGACGATATCTTCGTCATCGCATAAGACCCCATTGGGATCAATAACATAATTGGAATCAATAATCTTTTCATAAATCTCCTTAAAAATAGTTAAATAATGCCTTCACTTACTCATCTCTTTTTCATACAACAAATCGATCGCATCAGAAACGATGTATCGATGAAATCGACGGTAAGGCTTCTCCCTGGTCCGCAATTGTTTCAACTTTTCAACCTTCTCCCTTTGCTCATCAGGAAGACAAAAAGTAAACTTTGGCAAACTATTCCAATCAATCGCCATAATGCCTCCTTTGGAATATAATTTGACTCTAATATGCCACAATGAAATATTTCTGTAAAATGGGGTGCAGTATGGCGGCCAAAAAAGATGGTTACCACGGACAACTGAAAGAAAAGTTACCAACATATGTTGATATAACATTCGAAGGCAAGACCTATAAATACAAGATCTGGAAAGAGTTCAGCCCA